CGAGCAGGCGTTTCTGGATACAACAAGCCAAAACGTACACCTAGCCACCCCACTAAGTCTCACGTAGTAGTTGCTAAGTCTGGTGACCAAGTAAAAACTATTAGATTTGGTCAACAAGGCGTAAGTGGAGCTGGTAAAAGCCCTAAAACTGCTAAACAAAAAGCCAGACGTAAGTCTTTTAAAGCTCGTCATGGCAAAAATATAGCCAAAGGTAAAATGTCTGCAGCCTACTGGGCTGATAAAGTTAAATGGTAGGAGTTATAAATGGCTAAAGGTAAATCTAAAAAAGGACTTTATGCAAATATCCATGCGAAACGCAAAAGGATAAAAGCTGGTTCTGGTGAAAAAATGAGAAAACCTGGTCAAAAAGGTAGACCAACAGCTAAAGCGTTTAAACAATCGGCAAAAACTGCCAAAAAGAGGAGAAGATAATGCCTAAAGGAAAAGGTACATACGGCTCAAAGCGTGGACGACCACCTAAAAAGAACAAAAAGAAAACTATGAGAAGGTAATTATGGCTAGTAACGCTGTTCCTGATATGCCAGGTAATAATCCTGAAGCAATCAAAGCTAGACAAGATTTATTTTTATCAGCGTTTGGAGAATACGGAACTATTGCTCGTGCCTGTGAAGAAACAGGTATAGGTAGGAGTACGTATAAACGTTGGAAACGAGATGATAAATTTAATTTTGTTAGTAGATTTAATGACGTTAAAGAAAACTTTGCCGAAGATATAGAACTGACTTTATTTCAAAGAGCTAAAGACCCTAAATCTAACCCAGTTATTCTAATATTTGCACTCAAAGGTCTACTACCTGATAAGTATAAAGACAATGCACAGGTAAATGACGAGACTGCTAAAGATATTATGAAAGAACTTAAATCTAAATTTAAAGGTATTAAGTTTGATGAAAGCGAAAGTGCTGAAACTAAAACAGCACAACAACAAGCAGAAGATATATTAAGAGGCAAAAGTGGAGAACAATAACACATCTGTTAATGAACTAGCTGATTTTATCTATGACAAAGTAGATTTTGCTCCAACTGATTTACAAAAACCAATACTAAAGTCTAGGAAAAGATTTATCTTAGTAGCTGGTGGTGAACAAGCTGGTAAATCTATGGTTGCTTCTAAATATCTACTAGGTAGATTCCTAGAAACAGACGGAGAAGGTCTGTTCTGGCTAGTTGCCGCCGACTACGAACGTACCAGAGCTGAGTTTGAATACCTAGTACAAGACTTTGCTACCCTAGGACTACTAAAAGAATCAACTAAAAGAGTAGACCCAGGTAGAATTGTACTGGCTGACGGCACAAGAATAGAAACAAAGTCTGCCAAAGACCCAAGAACACTAGCTATGAGAGCACCTAATGGCATCATTGGTTGCGAAGCATCACAGCTAGACCTAGAAACTTTCCACAGACTACGTGGTAGATGTGCACCAAAGAAAGGTTGGATGTTTTTAGCAGGTACTTTTGAAGGTTCACTAGGTTGGTATCCACAAATGTACCAGTCATGGCAACACTCAGCATCAGTAGACGAACAAGCGTTCTCGTTACCTAGCTACTCTAACCAGTATCTATACCCAGGTGGTAGACAAGACCCAGAAATACTGGCACTAGAACGAGCTAGTTCAGATGATTTCTTCCTAGAAAGAATAGAAGGTATACCTAGCCCACCACAAGGACTGGTATTTAATGAACTAAGAGCTGATATTCATGTACGTGACGTAGAGTACGAACCAGATGTACCTGTACATATATGGATAGACCCAGGTTACTCTGAAGCATACGCCTGTGAAATAGTACAGATAGTTAATGACCAAGTAAGAGTGATAGACGAAATCTATGAAAGGAATCTGGTTACAGATGAAATTATAGATATAGCACAATCACGACCTTGGTGGAGAGATGCACAGTTCGGAGTTATTGATATTGCAGGTTATCAACACCAAGCTATGGCTGCACCCGCAGAAGTATGGCTAGAACGAACAGGTATTTATTTTGACTCAGAAAAGATTAGAATTAACGAAGGAACTGAAAGATTAAAGTCGTTTTTAAAGACTGACCCAGTATCTAAAACAGAACCTATGATAATATTTAACCCAAAGTGCGAAGGAATATTATCAGAGTTTGGCGTTAAACCTAATCCGTTTGACGGACAGACTCGTGCGTATAGATGGAAGATGGACAGAGATGGTAATATTGTGGGACAAACACCTGAAGATAGATATAATCATGGTGTTAAAGCAGTAATCTATGGATTAATTAATCGTTATGGGTATGGGTATATTACCGATAATAAAATTATAAAGGTTAGGCAATGGTAAATGGCTAATTACAAACCAGAAGAAATTATATCGCTAGTAGATAATCATTACGACTTAACAGAACCTATGCGTACACGCATGGATGATGACTACGATTTATATAGATTAGAAGAATTTGACGCAGGTGAAGGCTACCAGTCTTACACCTCAAACGAACCTATGGTATACGCAGACAAACTTATTTCGTGGCTAACCTCTGCTGAAATGGTAGTACGTGTACCTTACAATAACTCAGAAAGAGAACAGCGTGAAAACAATGACGCTAAAGAAAAGTTCTTAATCGGCATTTTAAAATCTGCTGATGAAAGACTAACTAACAGATTACAACCTACAGTAAGGAAACAACTATCTTGGTACATCACATTACGTGGTTGGTACTCAGGTAGAGCCTTACTTGTTAAAAATAAAAACGGAGAGACATATGTCGATATTCAACCTTGGGACCCGCTCCATACTTATTGGGGTGAGGGTGCTGATGGCTTGTCGTGGGCTTGTTATAAATCTAAAAAATCTCCTTCGGAAATTAAATTAACTTATGGAAAAAACTTAGGTTCAGTTGATGATACAGATGAACCTATTGATGTCTATGATTTTTATGACAAAGAAGACAACATTGTTTGTACCGATTCAACTATTTTAAAGAAAAGAACTAAACATGGAGCTAATGAAGTTCCTGTATTTCTTGGGCCGGTCGGTGCAACACCCATGATTCAAGCTATAACAGATACTAGAAACCAAGATACCATCGAGGATTTTGGTGAATCATGCTACAAATCAACCAGAGACTTATTTGAAAAACATAATTTTATGATGAGTGTTATGTTAGAACTTGTAGCTCGTTCACGAAGACAAGGACTAAAAGTTAAGTCTCGTGACGGAACTAAAACACTAGAAGAAGACCCATACAAAGAAGGCTCAGAGATTGCTCTTGGTCAGGGAGAAGACGTTGAACCTCTAGGACTATTAGAGATGGCTAGAGAGTCAGGCGTATTTATGGGACTTGTATCTGGTGAAATGCAGAGAGGTGGATTACCACACTCTATTTATGGACAATTAGAATTTCAATTATCAGGGTTTGCAATAAACACACTAAGACAAGGTGTTGAATCACAACTTGCACCTAGACTACAGTCACTTGAACGTGCGTATATGTGCATAGCTAAAATGCTTACAGACCAGTATCTTACTGGTGCATACAAAGCTGTTGAAGTTAGTGGTAAAGACAGAAACAGAATGTATTTTGCTGAAGAAATAACTGTCGATATTATTAAGAACGCAGGTGACCCTGAAATAGAATTTATCGGTCAGTTGCCACAAGACGATATGACAAAAATGTCAATGGCACAGATGGCACGAGAAGGACAAACACCACTCTTGTCAGATACATTTATACGTGACCATGTACTTGGTTTGCAGTCTGCTGACCAGATGGATGACGCAATTAACGCACAGATAGCAGAAAGAACTTTACCTGAAGCTACATTGTGGACAATGTTACAGGCAGCACAGAGACAAGGCAGAGAAGATTTAGCTAAGTTCTATCAAGGTGAACTTGAAAGATTGTTCTTAGTTAAAGGAATGGAACAGGCTCAAATGATGCAACAGGCTGGTGGCATGGCTCAAGGCGTAGCTCCACCACAACCACAAGCTGGTCCACCACCACCACAAGGAATGGGAATGGGTGGCGGCCCAACTGCTTCCCCTCAAGTAATGCCTAATGCTATGATGGGTGTACCACCTGTAGCTCCGACTGCTCCTGTAGGTCCGACAGTTCCACCCGGAACTCCTAGACCTGGAGCTCAAGACCCAGTTACAAGATTAGAACAAGAAGGATTGATACCACCAGAGGAAGGTGCATAAATGGCAAGTTATTTTGATGACTTTTTAGATATGGGTGACACTCAGCCAATGAAAGTTGATGACCTTCCTGATGCTTTTAAAAGTTTATCTGAACTTAGTGGCTTACCACCAGATGTTGTAGGTAACGCTTTGACAAGTGCTGTAAAAGGACAAAATGCTACTCCACCTTTACCTGAGCCAATAGTTGACCCAGCAATAGCTATGACTAGTGCATTAGCTAATCTTCAACCAGGAACAATGATATCTGGTGAACCTGGGTTTGACCCAACATTGGGCTTTTTACCTTCTGGTTATGATGTTGACCCTGCTATTACAAATTTATTAAGGTCAACACCTAACTTTGACCTTTTAACAAGAGTAGGTGAAAATCCCCCATTTGATTTAGACCCTGTTAGAGAAAGAACAAGAGAAATTGCAGAAGAACAAGCAATACAAAATTTTATTGACCAAGCTTCAGGAACATTTCAACCTATTAACCCAACAACAGGACAACCAGTTGGAGAACGAGTTCCGAATCCTGTGCCAACTCCTGATGCTCCTCAATATACTTTTGGTATGGGTAGTATGTCTCCACCTGAACCTAGTCCTTTTGCATATCTAGGTATACCAGCATTAGCAAGTGCTATAGCACCTATCTTTGGTGGATACAAAGAACCAGAATATGAACAAGTATTTGTACCTAATTTAACAAATAGATTAAATCCTAATGACAC